TTAAGTTCTCACACGCCAATAACAACGGTTGGAGCGATGTGCATCCTTTTGAGATTGTTCGAGTTGTTTCCCCAAAGACTATAGAAGTTCGAATGATGGACTCTGAGGAGTTGCCTTGGGATAAAGATTTTCATTCAGGTGGGTTCTTAGGTCATACATCAAACCAGAGCGATCAAAAGTGGAAAATAACAAGCAACTCTAGCAACCCTGTAATGAAGGCTAGACTTAGAAAAGACGGTTACTTCCATTCCGATCACGGACGTCACAGTCTAGCAAACGAGCCTAGGAAGTTTTACGATTACAACTTCTGATTCGCACTGATGAGTGGTGGGGTTGCTCCCCACCCGAAACCCTTTGGGTCTGCGATAGCAATTTAGAAAGGAGCTATAAATGAGTGGAGCAACAGCAGAAGAGTTTAAGAATTGGGAAAGTCTTGCTAAAAAGTGCAGCATCTCTCAGTTAGAGTTTATCATTAAAGATTGTAGAGAGGCTCAATCGGCAATGAGAGGTTGGAATCCTGAGAAGGAGAATTATTACTCTGACCAGAGAATGACTTATGCTAGTGAGTTGCGTAGGAGATCAAAAAGCTCACTGTAAAAAGTGGGCTTTCTTTTTGCCTAAAATTAGTTTACAGTTGTTTTACAGTTGACCACTGCAAGTCAAGGTTGAGAGGAGGGCAATGTGGTTTCAGACAAAGGAAAGAAAGTTCAAGTCCAAAGACCTATTAACAATGGTCGCAAGGTTGAGCCAGAAAAGTGGGATGGTAAGTTCAAATCTGTTGAGCCTTTAAAGAATCAAAAGCCAGCCCAACATCGTCAAGATCGTTATAAAAAGTGGAACCATCCAGCCACAATCAATTGGATCATGGGTCAGGCAGACCCTGTAGGATTTCTAGCTTCGGTTATGCAAGGCAAAGAAATGTTTCCTGTTTACACTCAAGATCAAGATGGAACAGTGCAACATGTTGGTAAGGTTGGAGCTGACCCTGAGTTGAGGGTTATGGCTGCGAAGACTTTGCTTGGCAAGTGTGTTCCTGATTTAAAGGCTGTTGAGATAACAGCACAAATAGAAGAGAGAAAGGTGCTTGACATAAGCAAATTAACAGACAATGACCTCACCACAATTGAACGAGTTCTTGAACACGCTGTCATTGAAGGAGATCCGAGCGGAGAGAATGAGGAGATCTCTGAAGGAGTTTACCAAAAACTCATGGCAGGCGATTGAACCAGGACGAGACTTTCACGACAACTGGCACATTGATGCTATATCCGAACATCTGCAGGCAGTTGTTGAGGGAGACATTAAACGTCTTATAATTAATATTCCACCTCGGCATATGAAGTCTATCTCGGTTGCGGTTGCGTTGCCTGCTTGGACTTGGACCATACAGCCAAGCAAAAAGTTCTTGTATGCATCTTATGCAGGGTCACTTTCTATTAGAGATTCGGTTAAGTGTCGGAGGTTGATTGACAGCCGTTGGTATCAACAACACTTTGGTGAGTCTTTTAAGCTAACAGGCGACCAGAACCAAAAGCAAAGATTCGAAAATGACAAGACTGGTGCAAGGATCGCTACATCGGTTGATGGTGCGTTGACAGGTGAAGGTGGTGACATAATCGTAATTGATGATCCGCACAATGTTCGAGAGAGTGAATCGTCAACAGTTCGTGATGGTGTTTTAGAGTGGTGGGATCAGGCTATGCAGACTCGTCTTAATGATCCTAAGACTGGTGCGTTTATTATTATCATGCAAAGAGTTCATGAAAGAGACCTCACTGGCCATATACTTGCAAATGAACTCGGTGAGGAGTGGGATCACTTATGCATTCCTGCACGTTATGAAGTCGGTCACCCAACACCAACAAGATCTCGTTTAGGTTTTACAGATCCTAGAACTAAAGAAGGTGAATTGCTTTGGCCAGATAGGATTGATGTAAAAACATTAGACAATCTAGAGCGATCATTAGGCAGTTATGCATCCGCAGGACAACTGCAACAGCGTCCAATGCCCAAAGGTGGCGGTATATTAAAACGTGAGTGGTGGGTGCCATGGGACAATCCTGATTTACCTGAGATAGAATATGTATTGCAATCTTGGGACACTGCATTCAGCGTAAAAGAAAAGAGCTCTTATTCTGCTCGCACAACATGGGGTGTTTTTAAAGAAAGAGGAATGACCTGTGCCATTGTTTTAGAAATGTGGTATGATCGTGTTAGTTATCCTGAGCTGAGAAAGCTCGCTCAAGAAGCATATCAAGACTGGGAGCCAGACGCAGTGTTGATAGAAAAGAAGGCTTCTGGCCAATCTTTATTGCAAGATTTACGCATGGCAGGTGTGCCAGTTCTTGAGTATATGCCTGACAGAGATAAAGAAGCTCGTGCCCATGCAAGCTCGGCATTATTAGAAGATGGAAGAATTTACTTTCCATCTGACAAAAAATGGGCTAAGAATTTAATAGACATCTGTGCAGCATTCCCTGCAACCGATAATGATGACATAGTTGACACATGTACTCAGGCTTGGTTAAGATTAAGAAAAGGTTGGTTTGTTACACATTCTGAGGATTTTGAAGAAGACGATTATGAGGAAAAACAAAGGATAACAATATATGGCTAGAAAACCAGTTGCGATTCAACAACAGTTAGCTCCCTTTGCAGAATCTGCTCCTGCAGATGACCTACAAGTTGAAGCGATTGGTGATGAAGTCTTAATAGGAGATCCTGAACTAGACAATGTAAAAGAGCAAGACACAAACTTCGGCACTAACTTAGCTGAAGACATGCCTGCAAAAGATCTAGTTAGCAAAGCTTCAGATTTAATTCGTTATTATGATAATGACCGTGAGGCTCGTTCTGATTGGGAAGAGCGATATAAAAAAGGTCTCAAGACTTTAGACCCAGACGGTGGGATGGAAGAATCAGAAGATGAGCGAGCAACTCGTGGCTTGTCTACTGTTGTGCATCCTATGATTGCAGAAGCTGCAACCCAGTTCAATGCGAAGGCTATCGCAGAACTTTATCCGAGTGGTGGTCCAGTAAAGGCTGTTATCATTGGTGACCCTAATGAAGAGCTAGAAGAACAAGCTCGTAGAGTTCGTGAGTTTATGAACTATCAGATAACTCAAGAGATGCCTGAGTACTTCCCTGACTTAGACCAGATGTTGTTTCACCTGCCTCTCGTCGGACAAACTTTTAAAAAGATATGGTGGGACAGCAATCTAGACAGGCAATGTTCACAGTTCGTAAAAGCAGAAGACTTTGTTGTTGCACCAGAAAGCAAAGACATTCAAACATCGCCACGCTATACGCATGTTATCCGCATGCCTAAAAATGATTACAACCGATATGTTGAATCAGGGTATTATTTGCCTAGTGACGATAAAGGCGGTGACATAGATCCTTCAGGAGATACAGTCGGTGAAGTCGAAGGTGTTGATCAATATGGTGACGATGCTCAAGATGAAATAATGACTCTTTTAGAGATGCATGTTTATGAGAACTTCGAAGATGAAGATGCTGAAGTTGCTATACCTTATGTTGTAACAATAGATTATGATAACGAAAACATTGTAAGCATTCGTAGGAATTGGCATGAAGATGATGAAAGAAAGATTCGCAGGGAATGGTTTGTTTCTTACAAGTTCCTTCCTGGATTGGGTTTTTATGGCTTTGGTTTATTTCATCTTATTGGTGGACTGGGCAAAGCAGCAACTGGATCTTTACGAGCTTTATTAGACTCAGCTGCATTTGCGAATATGCAAGGTGGCTTTAAGTTACGAGGCAGAGTCTCTGGTGGCGAGATACAAGTCAATCCTGGAGAGTTTGTTGATCTCGATGCAACGGTTGACGATGTTAACAAAGCTATCATGCCTTTACCGTTTAAAGAACCTAGCCAATCTTTATTTAATTTATTAAGCTTTATTGTAGACGCAGGTCAGCGTTTTGCTAGCACTGCTGATTTAAATGTTGGGGATGTAAATCCGAATGCACCTGTTGGGTCGACTGTTGCTTTAATCGAGCAAGGCAGCAAGTCTTTTTCAGCTATTCATAAAAGGTTGCATTATGCCCAAGGTCAAGAGTTTAAGCTAATTTCCTCCCTAAATGCTGAAAACTTGCCTGAGCAATTTACATTTTCTTTAATAGGAAGCAGCTCTGAAATCTTTGCTGCAGACTTTAATGATCGCATTGATGTCTTACCCGTCAGTGACCCCAACATTTTTAGCTCTGCCCAAAGGATAGCTCAAGCTCAATCTGTTTTACAGATGGCTCAATCCGCTCCTGAGATGCACGATATGTATGAAGCCTACAAACGTATGTATGAAGCAATCCGCATACCGAACATTGACGAGATACTTTTAAAACCCGAAGATGCTCCGAGGTTAGATCCGATTGACGAGAACATGGCGATTATGTATGGCAAGCCTATAAAAGCTTTCCCTGAGCAAGATCACGACTCGCACATCGCAGTGCATATGCAGTTTATTCAAGATCCGTCT